GCATCGGCCTGCAAACGTGCCACGACGCTGCTGTGGTGGCCGCCTTCCACGACACCCGCAACGAGTGCAAGGACTGGCTGAAATCGCTTGCCTGGGACGGCGTGCGCCGGCTGTCCTACCTGATGTCAGAAGGTCTTGGAGCCCCAGAAAACACCTACACAGACGCCGTAGGCCGCTGCTGGGTCATGTCAATGGTGGCCCGCGTGTTTCGGCCAGGATGCAAGGTTGACACCGTGCCAGTTTTGGAAGGAACGCAAGGCGCCGGCAAATCCACGGCGCTGCGCATTTTAGGAGGCAAGTGGTTCACAGAGTGTCATGAAAACGTGACGCACAAAGACTTCTACGAAGTCCTCAAAGGCCACATGCTGGTCGAGATTGCTGAGATGCACTCATTTACTCGAGCAGAAGTCGAGCGCATCAAAGGCATTATCTCTTGCCAGATGGATAGATATAGAAAGAGCTACGGAAGGAACACAGAAAACCATCCGAGACAAACGGTTCTGGCCTGCACAACGAACCGCGACGACTGGCAGAGAGACGAAACTGGAGCACGCCGGTTCTGGCCCGTTCGCTGCGGCAACGTAAACCACGATTGGCTGCGTGACAACCGAGACCAGCTCTTTGCTGAAGCCGTCCACCTGTTCAACGATGGCGGCTCATGGTGGGACGTTCCGATGGACCTTCAAAACGAAGAGGTTGAGTCCAGGCGCGATTCCGACTCATGGGAATCCGTCATCGGAGGGTGGCTGTGGAATCAGAATCGTCCGACAACATCAGAGATTTTGTCTGACTGTTTGAAGATTGAGATCGGTCGCCATGACCAGATCGCACAGAAACGGGTCGGTCGGGTGATGCGAGTGCTCGGCTGGCGAACGGTCATCACCAAATCGACAAACGGGCGCAGTTTCCGGGCCTGGGTCAAGGACGAGTAGAACGCGTAGACTCTCTACACGTTCTAAGTTGTTGTCAGCATTGGAGTTCTACACGTTCTACACGTTCTACACCATGTTTATACTAATACACATGCACACACACATGCGCACGCACATGGAGGGGTTTTGAAAATCACGCGTTCTACGCGTAGAGGTGTAGAACGCGTAGAGTCCAGCGGCAAGCGCCGGACCCGTTTTTGAGACCATGAGTGGCCACTAACATAGGAGCAAAGATGAAAAAGCAGAACCCCGCAGACAAGGTGGAGCAATGGCCAATCGACAGGCTGGTGCCGTATGCCAAGAACTCGCGCACGCACTCCGATGCCCAGGTGGCCCAGATCGCAGCCAGCATCAAGGAGTGGGGCTTCACCACCGCCGTGCTGGTTGATGAAGATGGCGGCATCATCGCCGGCCACGGGCGCCTGATGGCCGCCAGGAAGCTGGGCATGACTGAGGTTCCGGTGATGGTGGCAGCAGGCTGGTCTGACGCGCAGAAGCGGGCCTATGTCATTGCGGACAACAAGCTGGCGCTCAATGCCGGATGGGATAACGAGTTACTCGCGCTGGAGTTGGCTGATATTCAGGGCCTTGGTTTTGACGTTGAATTGACGGGTTTCAGCGACGAGGAAATCAAAGACCTGATGCCGGTGGAAATAACTGAAGGCCTGACCGATGAGGATGATGCGCCGGCCGTGCAGGAAAATGCGGTCACGGTTGCTGGTGATGTTTGGATTTGCGGGAAACATCGCGTCATGTGCGGAGATTCGACCAGCGTTGACGTAGTTGAAATTCTGATGTCAGGAATTCATGCAGACCTATGCTTCACATCTCCTCCTTATGCACTAGGAAAAAGCGCGGCGCTTTCTGGAAACAAGAAAATTGCAAAGCGCGGTGCGGCTTACGATGAGCATGAAGACGACTCAGAATCATGGTCTTCTCTGATGGCTGGATGGTGGAGTGCATCTTTGCCATTTGTGTCTGCATGGGTTGTGAATGTTCAGCCGCTTGCAGGAAATAAGCGAGAACTGTTTAAGTGGATCAATGATCGCGTGAACCGACTCGTTGATCTTGCGACATGGGATAAAGGCCACGCAGCACCTCAGATGGCTAGTGGCGTCATGTCTTCTAGGTATGAGTGGATCATCATATTTGGCGATGATGGAGCTTCGCGTGTCGTTCCGTTCTCTTCTTGGCATGGAACAATTCAGAGCGTCTACGATGCTCCACCACAGCGGAAAAATGAATTTTCCAGCGTTCATGGTGCAACGATGCCATCTCATTTGGCGGAATGGGCATGCGGCAAGTTGTGCGACAAGGCAAAGACCGTGTTTGATCCATTTGGTGGAACTGGAACGACCATGATTGCCTGCGAAAAACTCGGCAAGGCCGCGTATCTCTTGGAGATTTCGCCAGCTTACGTGGACGTCATCGTCAAACGCTGGCAGGACTTCACCGGCCAGAAGGCGGTTCACGCAGAATCCGGTAAAACTTTCGATGAGGTGAGCAATGGCAACCAAGCAGCAGCCTGAAGAAAAATCGGTTCCAAAAAAGCGCGGCGGCGCTCGATACCCGAACGGCGGAGGCCCGCAGCCTGGCGCTGGCCGACCGGCATTCGATCCCACCGACGCCGAGCGCAAGCAGGTCGAGGCGTTGTCCGGCTACGGCCTGCCTATTGAGCAGATCGCAGTCCTGGTGCGCGACGGCATCGACACCGACACCCTGCGCAAGCACTTTGCCCAGGAATTGATCTCGGGCAAGGCCAAGGCCAATGGTCAGGTCGGAAAGACCCTGTTCCAGAAGGTCATGGCTGGCGACACCACAGCCGCCATTTGGTGGTCGAAGACCCAGATGCGCTGGAAGGAAGTGCAGCACCACGAAATCAGCGGCGTTGATGGTGAACCCATTAAGGCTGTCACCAAGATTGAGCTGATCGCAAAATCTGAATGACCACGGCCCGCGTCGAGCTGCCGCCGAAAATCCTCGGGGTCTTCAAAGAACCCAGGGGGGCATACCTTTACCGCGGCGTCTACGGCGGTCGCGGCAGCGGCAAGAGCTTTTCCATGGCGCTCATGGCGGCCATTTGGGGCTTCATCGAGCCGCTGCGTGTACTGTGCACGCGCGAGCTGCAGGTCAGCATCAAAGAGTCATTCCACGCTGAGCTCAAGGCGGCCATCGCGGCCTACCCGTGGCTGGCGGCGCATTACGACGTCGGGGTGGACTACCTGCGCGGACGCAATGGCACGGAGTTCCTGTTCCGAGGCCTGCGCAACAACATTACGGCGGTGAAGTCCACGGCCAAGATCGACCTGACCATCGTCGAAGAGGCAGAGGACGTGCCCGAGTCGGCCTGGCTGGATCTCGAGCCGACCGTTTTCCGCCAGCCGAAGGCCGAGATGTGGGTGCTGTGGAATCCGCGCCTTGACAACAGCCCGGTAGACACGCGGTTTAGAAAACGGCCGCCAGACCGGTCAAAGATTGTCGAGATCAACTGGCAGGACAATCCGTTTTTCCCGCCCGAGCTGGACGAGCTGCGCCGCCGCCAGGAGGCCATGATGGATCCAGGCACATATGCGCATGTCTGGGACGGCGCCTACCTGACCAAAAGCGATGCCCAGGTGCTGGCCGGCAAGGTCGCTGTGCGCGACTTTGAAGCAGGTGGGCCAGGCTGGGACGGGCCTTATTACGGCCTGGACTTTGGCTTTGCGCAAGACCCGACCGCCGCGGTGCGCTGCTGGATCAAAGCCTCTCGCGTTTGGGTCGACCACGAAGCCCAGGCCAAAGGCCTTGAGATCGACGCTACAGCCGATTTTCTGACCCAATTGATACCAGGGGTGCAGCAGCACACCATGCGCGCCGACAGCGCCCGTCCAGAGTCCATCAGCTACCTGCAACGGCACGGCTTGCCCAGGGTGGTGCCAGTGGCCAAGTGGCCTGGCAGTGTCAACGACGGCATTGCGCACTTGCGCAGTTACGCCGAGATCGTGATTCATCCTCGATGCAAGCATCTGATCAAGGAGACCAGCCTGTACAGCTACCGCGTGGATCGGCTAACGGGCGACATCATGCCCGACGTTCTGGACTCTTGGAATCACGGCATCGACGCGCTGCGCTACGCTTTGACGCCCCTGATCCGCAAGCGCGACTCAGGCGCCGCCACGGTTAAGATCCAGGGCCTATGACGCCGGCCCAGCAACAGAAACTCCTAGCATCGCTTGGCGCCGATGTCGAGGCCGAAGTGCTGGCGGCCTACGAGCGAGCGATGGACATGATGCGCCGCGGCAAAGCGCCGCGCGATGCCATTGCTGAGGTCATGGACAGCTTCACCGGGGCCTACGCTGATCTGATGGCCGCGGCCTTGTCGGCCGTGCTGGATCAAAGCGTCGGCACCGCCGCGGTGCTGGCCATCCAGGTCGGCCAGGTGTCACTGTCCCGCCGGCTGTACGCCGAGGCCCAGGATGTCTCCAACGTGGTGCAGGGCATCGTGCAGCGGCATGTGTCAGGCATGCAGGACGCGCGGCGCCTGGCGCTCGAGCTTTTCGAGGGCTACAACTTCCGCGAACCCGACGCCGAGCCGCTGCAGATCACCAGGCGCAACCGCGAGCTACCGAAGTACCTGCGCGAGGTCATCCTGACCGATGACAGGCTAGAGCGCGAGATGGCCAAAGCCCTGGCCCAGCTCCAGGTCGATGATCTCTCCACGCCAGCCCTGCGTGCGGCCTATAGCGGCGTTTTGGAGGCCTTGGATGGCCTGGATGAGGGGGTAGCCAGGGACGTGCTGGAAAAACGGCTCAAAGTGGCGTTTTTCGAGCGTGTGCGGTTTTTCGCTGAGCGCATCGCCCGCACGGAGCTGCACAAGGCCTACGCAGAGCGCGAGGCGAGCCTGTTGCTGGCCGATGAGGAAGTCGAATACGTCCAGATCCGCCGCAGCCGCACCGGCAAGGATCCCTGCATCTGCTCACTGATCACCGGGCGCAACCAGTACGGCCTTGGGCCTGGTGTGTATCCGAAGAAGTCGGCCCCGAATCCAACTTTTCACCCGTTTTGTAAATGTAGTGTGGTGCCTAGGTTAGATTTGACAGGACGAAAACTTCCCCCTGAAGACGAAAACGCCGACCAGTATTTCCTGCGCCGACTGGGCCAGCCGGTGGCCGCTCAGGTGGCCGGCAGCCGCGACAAGCTGCAGCGCGTGCTGAACGGTGAATCAGCCATCTCGGTGGCCAATGAATCCAAAGACCCGGCCTACCGCATCATCAACCTGGAGCAAGCCGCCAATGCCTTTACCCAAGCCAGGCCCTGAAGAGGACCGCGACCAGTTCATCGCCCGCTGCATGGCCAATCCGACCATGCGCGAGGATTTCAGCAACGTGGGACAGCGCGCCGCGGTGTGCTTTGATCTATGGCGCGAAGATCACGAAGAAGAGGAGTACGCTAACCCTCGAGGAAACAACGGATCGACATGAGCTTGTAAGTGTCAATTCGGTCTTCGTCGGTGATGGTTTCGACGTACCTACCTTGCAGGGTCTTCAGCTTCGCCAGGATGGCCGCCTCGAGCTCAAACAGCTCGGCATAGACCGACTCCAGGCCTTCGCTGGTGGCCACTGGCACGCCGAAGTAAACGAACGTTTCCGAACTGCGGTTGCCATACGGCCGGCCTGGCGTGATCCGAAACGGCACGATGCGGATCAGCGGGTAATCCTGGGGTGAGATGTTCGGCTCCAGGCCGATCTTGCACGATGCCACGCCTGCGATACTGGCAAACGCATCGCGGGCGGCCTCAAGCGCGGCGTTCATCAGGCACGCTCCAGCGGCACATTGAAGATCAGCGCATTGCCCGCTGCATCCGGCGTGGCAGCTCGAGCCTGGGCCAGCATGCCGTCGAACTCTTTGCGGTAGGCCGCCAGTTTGGCCGTGAACAGGTCTTCAGGGTCCGACATATTCTCCAGACAGGCCAGCACGTAGCACTTCAGCACCGTCAGCCGATTGCGCCAGGAAGCGGCAAACGTGCCGAGCATGTCCACCTCCGCAAACGCCCTGGTTTCCCGGTCGACGTCGCAAAATTTGGCTAGGTAGGCATCGGGGTAATTTAGGATGGTCATTTTTGTTGCCTGATTGCGTCGTTGACAATGCGGTCGAATTGGCGCACTGCTTCGGTGGCCGCGCGTAGCAGGTAATTGTCGCCGCGGTAGCCTGGGTGCTTGACGGACTTGGCGAAGGCAAACCGATTGCCGAGCACCCAGCGCAGGGCCTTTTTGTTTTTCGGCTTGATCGTGTGCGGCCTGGTGCCAAGCAGCACGAATGCCGCATACGGCGCCCGGTTGCGGTCATGGCCGACAGCTCGGCCGCCCTCGATGGGCCTGTTGTACAGCGACTGCCGCAGTGCGCCGGTCTTGGTGTGTTTGTCGGCGCCGGCCTCCGCGCTGTCGTAAGCGATCTGCGACAGATTGCGGATGACGTATTTCTCCATGCCCACAGGGATGGCCGTCAGCCTGTTGATCAGGCCGCCGATGTCGCCGATCTGTACCGAGATGGTCATTTGCCGACGAATTTGCTGCCGAACTGGACCAGCGCGAACACCGTCACCGCCAGGCCCCAGACGCCGATGCCGCGGTTGATCCACATCTCGACCTTGCGATCCACTCGGGCGATGCTGACATCATGCGCAGCGAGCTGGGCCTCGCACCGGCCGATGCGCTCGCCCTGATTAGCCTGGCGCTCCTCAAAAAGGATCAGCTTGCCGATGGCCTCGCCGAGCTTGTCAACCTTGGCTTCAAGGCGGCTGAAATCGTCGTCTGTCATTCCATCAGCTCCTGCACCATCTGCAGCCCCATGCGGCCCATCGCCACAAACGGCTCTTGCTCGCTCACATCTGCTGCGGCAAATAGGTCGTCAATCTCGTCCTGCGTCACCGTCATGCCCGCTGCGCTGCACGCCTCGTAGACCGTGATGGGGTCGCCCGGATAAGCGTCTGTCTCCACCCAGGCATCGTCCTGCCACGTCCAGAACACGCACGGCACCATCGCGGCAAACGCTTCGGGAATCTGACCGGAGGAGATGTAGTGCGTGGCAGACTCTTGCCCTGTGGGAGACAGCGGCGTGATCCACATATTGGCGTTGTGCGCCGGGTCCAGCGTGACGGCAATGGTGCGGGCCAGCGCGACCTGCGCGGCTGGGATGATCATGGTTCTGAAGGCGTTCATCAGTAGGCCCCCGTCTTGCCGTTGACCCAAGTCTCAGTCGCGCTGATCTGGCTGTCGGTGGACTGTGCGCCTCGGATGATGAGGCTGTAGAGATTTCCGTTCAGAGGCAGCGTGGCGTTGTTGCGGCGACCGATGTAGAGCGGGTAATTGCCGTAATTGCCGGTTCCTTGGTCTGAACTGCTAGTTGCGGCTTGAACGGCATTGATGCGAAGCGTGGCTATGTCGCCGGAGATGTCGCCAATGCCTGTGAGGACGTTGGTGATAGGCGCATTAAAAGTAGCGCTAGTAGTTGCCGCTTCAGAAACAGAACCAGCATTACCATTACTGTTAAATGAGTATCTTTTTGTTGCAGGACTCCAAGGAGCGCCCAAGACAAATACGCCGTTATTAGCCCCAGAGTTTGCAGACAACTCCGCAATAACCGCCGTCGCCGCATCACTCAGCTTCCGCACCCCCGCCCAGACCGTCATCTTGTCCGTCGCGGTGAAGTTCACGCTGTTGGTCAGCAGCGAGTCATCGGTGCCGTCAAACTCCAAATACGGCAGGAAGCCTGCGGAGTCGTAGTCCGTCGCAGCGGCGATTCGCTGGTAGGCGTTGCTCAGCAGGCTGTTGGTGACGATGAGTTGAGCGCCCCAGATGAAGATGCCGGAGGTGCCGTTGCCGGTGTAGGAGGCTCCACGCGCTGCAGAAGGAGAGGTTTGAATACTAATATTTATGGGTCCAGTTGCAGCGGTGCTGGTAGCGGCTATAACAAAAATGCATTGATACCAGCCATTGCCCACGTTTTGCATACTGGGAATGCCTACAGCAGACGCAGAAACACTTCCAGCGCTTAAATCATAATTAGCGTATGCTAAGGCACCAAAAGAGGTGCTAGAAGGCGCAATTTGCGCTACACTTCTTTCGCCGGCTTTCGCAAAAAATGAAAACGCATATGTTACTCCTGCTGTAATAGTTTGAACTGCTGATCCTATTGTGTGAATTGCATTAGAAGTATTTTCAACTAACTTGTCAGCAGTCGTGGTGCCGTCTGGAGCAACAGCAACATCTACCCAAGGCGGTGTTCCGGTTGTGTTGAGATTGCTCTTCGTCCAAGCCGCATTATCAAACTGCTCCGAATACGTCAGCAGGTTATACCGCGCCCGCAGGATGGGGCGGGAGGTGGAGGTGGATTGGTAGGCGTGGTTGCCGGGTAGTTCGCGGACGGAGATGTTGTCGATGACTGCCGCCGAAGTTGTAGCAACAGCGCGACCCACTACAAGATTTGCTGTTGTAGCCGTGGTAAACAAATAAGCAGTTTTTGCTCCAGTAGTTGTAAACGATACGAAGTTTGATGCGTTACCTGAACCAGAATCCCAAAAACCAATTTGAATTGAGTTAGTTATAGAAATAATATCAAATGTAACTTTTAACCATTTTCCGCTTGTTATTGCGATAGCTTGTGACAACGATGGAAAATTTGAGGTAGACGCAATGTTTGCAGACCCACCAGAAATTGTGGCTCCATTTGTAAGCGTCCATCCAGTACCTGAGGAAAAGTCACCATTCGTCACCAACTCACTTCCCAGCACCAACCCCTTGCTCTTATCCAGCATCAACCCGACAGACTGCTCCACCGCCGTCACGGGCGTGGTGCCTGCGGAGTCTTGGAACAGCGTGGTCAGGTCTGACGGGTCGTACCAAGCGCCGACTTCGCCTGCGGCGAAGAGGGACGCGGGCGTGAACTTGGCGCCGCCCAAGGCGCCTAATCTGCCAACAGCAAGTTGCAGCACGATCAGGCCCCGATCACAGCCAAGCGCTGGCCGGGAGTGACGCCGAAGTACTCTGTCGCATTGGCGCTCAAAAACATGCCGCTGGTGGTTGCCGTGGGATTGGTCCCATAGGCTAGGCACGCAGGCCCATCAGAAGCAACGCGCACAAACCGCGTATTGGCCCCGAAAACTGCGGACTGCACGCTTGAGGTCGTAAAGGTCACGACATTGGTGGTGCCAGGCAGCCGGGCCGCCTGTGGCACGCCGCCGATGTCGTTGGCGTTTTCGAGGAACTGAAATTCGGTGACGTAGAGCTTTGCCATGATGATGGTCCTTTAGGCCGCGGCCAGGGTTGTGACGGTGCCAGAGCTGCCCTTGTACTTCAGGGCGCCCGAGGCGACAAACAGGATGCCGCCGCCCGTAGGCGTGGCGGGCTCGGTGGTATTGGCGATGAACTGCAGCGGCGCAGTCTGCGAGAACTGCACCTGATCCACCGACAGGATCACCCCAGGCGTTGCCGGCCTGGTGGGCGATGTGCCGGCCGCGGTGTGCTGGATGCTGACGGTGGTGGAGCTGGCCGACCACATGATCTGCACATAGTCGCCGGCCGCGGCGGTGGCGATGATTGTGTTGGTGGCGACTGCGACGCCATCCAATCCGCCATGTGCGCCGTGGACGTCGTAGCTGCTTGCGCTGTTGGCATAGTCGCTGCCGTTTTTGCGCAACCAGACACGCGCTGTTTGTGGCGTGTTGTTGTCGGTGTTGTGGAGTTGCAGCGAATAGGTCAGCGAGTACGTGCCGGCCTGGGCAAACGTGATCTTGCTGCCGTCGACGATGCTGACGTTGCGTGTCTCGTAGGTGCTGCCGATGGCCACCGCATAGGCCGTCGTGGCCGATGCGATTGTTTGATCTGTCGAGTCGTAGAACGCCCCGTAATTGGCCAGCGATCCGCCAGGGCCTTGCGGTCCCTGGGTCACAACTTGCACCACATCAGTCATTTGGTCACCTCTGCCGATACTGAAACTGTGCCACGGACCAGACGATAGACAGTTCCGCCCGCGGTCGTGATCTCAAGGTCGTACTTGCCAAACGTCCAGGTGAATGCCGTGGACTGTGTGGTCGTGATGGTGAGTGTAATTTCACCTAGCGCCTCAGCGATGGACAGTCGTCCGTTTGCGGTGCTCATTTCCCACAGCACAGTGGTCGAGCTTGCCGTTTCGCGGATCTGCATCTTGGCCGTTGCGCCTGTGAGGTTGACGGGCGCGCCATTGCTTAACCATTTGAACGTCAGCACGCATGTGGTGCCTTGCTCAACCGTGAAGTTGTGAACCGCTGCGGTCATGCCTGCACCTCCAAGAGACGCTCGTCAATCGCAGCCTGGATTCTGTCCTGTTTTTCCTGGTCCAGGCCGGCGAATTGCTGGGCCACAATGCGCCGCTGCTGCTCGGCAATCACCACGCGAGGCATTGCCGCGGCTTGCATGTCGGCCAGGATGGTCAACTCGGTGGCGACATCTGACAGGTTGTAATCGCGCGCCCAGTACACTTCCGGCGCCTGGGTGAGGCCTAGCCACTGCCGCGACAGCTCCCAGGCTCTGCGCTCGAGATCCTCCATGCGGCTGGAAAACATGGCCAGCTCGCCGTTCAGCGCCTGGAATCGCATCTGCAGGGCCAGGCCAGACTCGCGCGCCGATGATCCGCCCACGACCAAGCCGATCTCGTTGATCTGATCACGCAAGGCCACAATGCGGTCTAGGTAGATGCGAGCCGGCCCGTCAGGCGGCGCAATGAAGGCCGGCGTGCTGCCGCTGTGGACCATCAGATTCGATGCGCCGATGGTTTCGCCCACAACTTGCGCGGCCTGGATCTTCTGCGCGTCGGTGGAGTTCTCCGATACCTGCATGGTCAGCAGGCTGAATGTCTGACTGCGCAGGATCTCGTCCAGCTCCGAATCCAGATTGAACAGCCTGCGCGACAGATCAGCAATGGCGGCAAACGAGCCGAAGTGAGGAAACTCCCCGCCCTCGGTGAAGATCAGCACCGGGCACTCGCTAAGATTGTGCTCGCCTGAAGCCAGAACAATATGGCCGGTGTCCTTGGCAATCCAGCCTTCGCGGTCGAATCTCCAAGTGCATGCAACGCGCTCGTTGTCGCGCGTAAAGTTGCCCGAGAACTCGACGTAGTTGAACTTGCCG